GCATAGGGGTCAAATCTTCCACGCTGAACGGTGACGCCATCCGCGTTCAGCCAGTACACAAACTCATCTTTTACGAGGAACGGTCTCCCGTTATGCTCTTTGCTCTCGATGGTATCCATGTCACAGAAAAAGTCGCCGCAGATCTGGCGCTGGAAAGGGTTTACTCCGGCATAGGCGCTTGTCAGGGCAACCGACTGGATGGTTCCGTTTGCCTGTGCGGTTCCGAAGTCCCAGACGGAAACATAGCCTGTATCGGTCTTGTGTGTCTCAATGGCATTTAAGGATCCTCGCATTGCATCATCGGTATTGGTATCCCGGGAAGCATAGCCAACCAGTTTCGCCTCTGTCGGGAAGTTCGTGTTATTCACGTCCTCCGTGAGTTTACTGTCAAAAAGCAGAATGCCGCCGAGGGCATTCTTCGCGATAGGAAAGACGTTGCTGTTCATTGATCTCCCGATCATGGTCTGGAAAGCAATCAGCTCCTGCACCGCGTTCGTGACAAGGTTGTCCTTCTCATATTTGAGTTCGCACTCTCCGGTATTCGCATTGAAAAGCTCGATTTTGGTATGTCCTTTGATCATTCTTCCACCTCTTTCGTATAGATCTGAAGGTCGGCGATGTGTCCTTTCTCATGGATGATGACCTTCATCTGAACAGTTCCTTTGAGCATCTCATTCCATTTGTCTGAATCGATGACTGCCATTGCCGGGCCGAACATGCCGTAGGACGATTTCGTGGTATCCGGCGTGATCCAGCCATTGGCATATTCCAGCCAGTTTGCTCCATGATCAAAGGAGACGAGGAAGTTTACATTGTTACTGTCACAGACGGAAGTTACCTGTAAGATAGATTCCACTGTAAGGTCTTTCGTTGTCATCTCGGCGATTGTTACTCCGTCTTTCAATCTCCACTCACCATCTTTGATCTCGATCTTCTCACTGTCATAGGACAGATCGGAAGGACGGAGAGTGTCAAATCGGTGTAGGAACTTCACCGCGCCAATGGTGCCAGTGAAAGGCTTAAGCACACTCGTAAGAGACATCGACGGAACAACATCAGAATAGCCTGCTGTCGTAGGGGAAAGCAGACTGAAAGCTACAGAGGCATCAAAGTCCCGATATACCGGAACCAGATTCATCTCCGGGACCGTATCGTAAACCGTGATTGTGCCATCCCATGCGCCGCTTCCTGCAAGACCCTGACCAGCCATGTATGCCCTTGCGTCTCCCCGGGCGATGTGGCAGCTACCTCCGGTCATTGAGAGCCAGACTTCAAAGTTCCCAGTGAGGTTTGCCGTGCTGTTCCAAGTGAAAAGCAGATGCAGAAGGTGCGTCCCATCCGGGAGGGTTTCCACCGGGACGTAATCCTTGACCTCCTCTCCATTCAGGTAGTAGGTGACAGTCATCACCACATCGGTATCTGAGAGAAATTCGTCGGTTTCCGCTTCTGTCGTGTCGAGCGTCAGCTTGATCTCCGCGTGGAAGTCGATGTGGGTATTCTTTACCGTGATATAGCGGATATCGATGATCTTGGCCTTTGCCGCATCCGCGATGTCATAGTCTGCCGCATTCTGGTAATCGTAGTAGCGGATGTAATCCTGATTTTCATTCGAGGAGAGGATGCCCTGCAGGTTCTTATCGGTCTTGGACTTTGCTGATGCCAGAGCAGGATCCTGTCCCACGCCCTGCATGGTGAAGGACTGGTTGTAGTTGAACGTGAACTTCGTCATACAGAAGATCTTGTCTTTATCGGCAAGCCCATCAGTAAAGCGGAACACGTCCATGAGATCGTAGGCTGGATTTCCAATCAGTTCTGCCTTGAATGGCACATAATCAACTTGCGAAAGTGCCGTAAGAATTGCCTTCCGCTGTGCATCCTTCTTCTCATCCACACCATACTGGAGGAAGGGATCCGAGCCGATGTTGTAGGTGAGGCCATCATCCGTATCAAGGGCATAGTAGGACGTAGTCTTTGCATCGATATTCACGACGGAGAGGCCGGTGTATCTTGTTGAGAAGTCCGAGAACTCGCAGCCTGTGAACCGATGCGAAGTATCAATTTCATCTACTACGGTCTGATCATAAGCACGGACATAGATCTTCCCATCCCGTCCGGCATAGACATTTGCGGCAATCGTGGCAGCGACCCAAGAGACGAAGTCACGCCACGTTTCAATATCCGACTCACTATAAAGGGACAGCTCATCCGATCCGTTTGCCATCGCCGCGAACTCCTCACTGGTGGAGCCGAGAGTAAGCCCACAGGCGGTGCAGGCTGTCAGCATCAGGTTGTAAGCTGTGCCGTTTATGGAAGTAATTGAACAGTTCTTATCCAGTTTTGCCATGTGATCATAGGCCTTGATCACTACACCGGAGGCGGTATGCTTCGCGGAATCAATCGTGAAAACGCCAAGCGGCACGTCCTCATAAGTTCCATCCGAAAGCCGCATCCCGAAGATCGGAGCAATCTCGTGATCCTTCCAGCTGTAGCGGGCAATATTCATGTTCATGAGCGTCACATCCAGTTCACCGATATAGACCTGGCCGATCTGGACAGAAGAGTCATCCGAGCACTGATTCGTTATCGAAAAAGAGCCAGAAAGGATGTTGTCATCTGTAAAGGACACCCTCCCGACTTTTCCCGTCATGCGAAACCGCTGGACCGGCTGCTTCATGGCAGCTTTGTATTTTTCACTTACAGCGTACATGAAGCGTCTCCTTTCTCCTTGCTACAGGTTGTTATTCATCAGAATTCCTGCAGATCAAAGCTCACCGTGTAGAGTCCGTTCGTTCCCTTCGTCTTTTCTGAGTTCTTCTCCGGACCTGTCTTGAAGTTCCGGATCCGCATGGTTCTTGTCTTGTAGCCCTGTGTCTTCAGGTCATAGAGCTTCACGGCGATACTGTCCTGATCCCGAAAGGAAGCAAAAATCGCTGCCCAGCGACTGCTGCACTTAAAAGAAGCAGAAACTGAGAGCTTGTCATATCTTGTGACAATCACCTGATCCGTTCCTGCTTCGGTTTGATTGGTATTTTCGATAACAGCGTAGCTTTCTTCCCAGCTTTCCGGAGTGAAGAGCTTTACGTCATCGAAATAAATCGGATATTCGCTCAGCATTTATCTCCCTCCTGACCGGTAATTCACTCGCTGCTGTGCTTTTACGACAAGTTCCTCGATTCGTTCATTCCCGATATAAACCGGGATCACGATATCTCCTCCGCCAGCTCCGGCGAGTGCTCCCTGCACGATCTCCGCCAGCTTGTCCGTGCCGACGACCGCTTCCTGTCCTGCTTCTCCGCCGCCAAGAAGACGTCCGCCTGCAGCGCCGAAGATCGTCGGGCTGTTTAAGATGTAAGCATCATCCATAGCTTTTTTGTACCAGTCCACCGAAAGGTGCGGTACGGACGGAGGATCAAGGGAGAGCTTGCCGCTGATGGAAAAGTGCGGAAGCTTGATATGCGGAAGCTGTAGATGGCATCCGGCAAAGAATCCTTTGATCCGGTCAAGACCGCCGCTTACGATGCTCTTGGCGTTTTCAATCATCGAGGAGAAAGCTCCCTTGATATCGCCAAGTTTGCCTCTGGCAGCAGATAAAGCATCACCGAGCTTGCCGCCAGTCAGATCATTGATCTTAGAAAAACCTGCTTCCCAGATCGACTTATAAGCATCCACGGCAGTCCCGATGATGCCTTTGATGCCGCCGCCGTGTGACTCAACGGAAGACTGGATGGCATCCCAAGTGGTGCCAGTTTTGGTCTTTACCGTATCCCATGCGGTGCCGATGGTCGTCTTGACGTTTTCAAAGGCGGTGCTGGCCGTTGATTTGATACCATTCCATGCACCGGAGAGGGTAGTGGTAATCCCACTCCAAGCAGAAGACGCAGCTCCGCTGATCGTGGTCCAGGTATTTCCGAGGAAATCGGAAATGCCGGTAAAAACTGTGGTTGCCGTGGTGCTGATTCCACTCCAAAGGCCGGAGAAGAAACCGCTGATTCCATTCCATACCGTTTCCGTTGTGGATTTGATTCCGTCCCAGAGTCCGGAGAAGAAGTCTCCGAGTGCGCTGCCGACGGTTTTCACGCCATCACAGACCGTAGACCAGACTCCGCCAAACCACTCGGAGATTTCGCCCCAGTGCTTCACGATTTCAATGACCGCGATTACTGCTGCAACCACAGCCGCGATGATGGCGATGATCGGAAGAATAGGAACAGATACTGCTGTAATAGCTGGAATGACTGTGCCGGAGATAAATCCAACAAAGGTACCAAGCGTCGAGGTGATTCCACCGATTGCTGAGACAACCTTTCCGACACCGACAAGAACAGGACCAACCGCGGCAGCTATGAGGGCGGCTTTGATGATGGCTTCCTGCATGCCCGGGGATAATCCGTCCCATGCATCCTTGAGTCCGGTCACCACGTCTTTGATCTGCGTCATGGCCTCAGTGATCATCGGTGCAGAAGCATCGACGATTTCTGCGCCGAGATCTTTCAGGTTGTTCATCACAACCGTCATCTGATCCAGAGGATCCAGCGTCTCATTAAAGGTATTCTCTACGGATCCGGAAAAATCTCCGAGAGTAGAGGACAGGTCATCGAGAGAGAGCTTGCCACTCTGCACAGCGTTATAGATGGCACCACCAGCACGAGAGCCGAACAGGTCGTATGCTGCCTGCAGCTTCTCCGTGTCACTTTGGTTGCTGTTCATCGTTTTGGAGAAGTCCTTCAATGCATCACTGAGGGATTGACCATTCTTCGTTGCAACCTTCTGCGCTTTGGTGAGGCCAGTGAGCATTGTCGAGGTATCCAGACCAGACATCTCGACGGCGCCCATGAAGCCTGCTGCCTGTTCTGCCGAAAGTCCCATCGCCTGAAACTGTCCGGCATTCTTCGAGAGATCCTGCGAGAGTGTATCCATCGATACACCAGTTGCCTGCCCGACCTGGTTTAAAGCATCGAGAAGGTTTCCGGCATCGGAAGAATCCTGCCCGAAAGCATTGAGGACGGACGATACGTTATCGACCGAGGTGGATACATCCGTCGAATTCAGCGTGGCGAACTCTACGAACTTTGTGGAGAGCTCCTCGAGTGCATCTCCGGTAAGCCCGAATCTCGTGTTCACTTCGCCGATGGCATCACCAGCGGTCTGAAAGTCTGTCGGGATCGTCTCTGCGATGGACTTGGCGCGATCCTGCATGTCCTTTAATGCAGCACCAGAAGCTCCGGTTTTCTCGGTGACCGTGTCGAGAGCTTCATCGACTTCCTTCCATGCTGCAACCGAAGCGCCTGCAGCGGCAGCGACCGGAACGGTGATACCCTTGGTAAGTCCGCCTCCGACGTCACTGATCTTGCCTCCGACCTCTTTCATCTTGTCACCGGCGACCTGAAGCTGCTGGCTGGCAACGGAGCCGAATTTCTTGTATTCATCCTCGAGTCCTTCGAGCGACTGCTTGGTGGCTTCGATTTCCCGGGTCAGTGCTTCCTGCTGTTTCTGGGTCTCTTCTGTCTGCGGACCAGCCTTGAGCTGTGCGAGGGCTTCCTTCTCCTCGGTCAGCTTCTTCTTTGTCGCGTCGATGGCATCGGTGAGATACTTCTGCTTCTGCGCGAGAAGATCAGCGTTGCCGGGATCCATCTTCAGGAGCTTGTTTACGTCCTTCAGATTGCTCTGGGTATCCCGGATCTCTTTGTTTACGCCCTTCAGGGCATTGGAGAGCTTGGTAGTATCGCCGTCCAGCTCAATGGTTATGCCCTTGATACGATCTGCCATAGCTCATCACCTCCTGAAAAATGGCATGAAAAAAGCACCGGCTGTTAACCGATGCTCATCAGAACGAATCAAAATCCTGCTGCGTGGCCACCTGTCGGTACTCGTCATCACAGAGGTCGTTTCCGGATTCAATGATCATATCCATCACGAGTCCTTCCTCTACATTATCAAGCTCCTCTAAGGAAAAGCCCAGCTGCTTGGCGCGCAGCATAAACACGGCTGTGTTTACTTCCCGTTCAGTTGGGCGACTTCTTTTTTTGGCTTTGAGGTTGTCCTTCTGGAACCAAGATAGAGGGTAACGAACTCCTGCATATGCAGGAAAAGTTCTGCGCCATCGAACTGATCTGCCCAGGTAAGGAAAGCGTCCACGCTCAGATGATTCATATCCTTCTTTTCTGCCTGCGCGTTCATGATGAAGGCAAGTTTGTCACCGACTGTCATATCGGTCTGGTCGTCTTCGCTGTTCTCCATCTTGTTTAAGAGGATCATGAGATCCTGATGGAATACCTGCTTAAAGCGGTAGGCTGTTGTTCCCGTTGCGAGAAACGGGAAATTCTGCTCCGACCCATCACTGAGCCGGAGCGAAATCTCCTGATACATGATCGTTCCTCCTTATTACTTACTGGAACCAGATGTCGAAGTAGTGGTGCTCGTTGTGCTGGCTGCCTTTACTGCGGCAGGCGTGTACACCTTGCTGTACCAGTTCTGGTAAGTGGCATCGGCTGTATCTGCTCCAGACCTAGCCTTGACGATGTTCTTGCCAAGGGTTGCATCCTTGATGCTGGTGGCATTAATGGTAAGACTCTCGGTCTGGACCTCGATGGAATCCTCCTTCGTGGAAGATGCTACGGAAGGTCTCGTCGCCGTGCAGTTATACATGACGTGACGGATTTCATTCACATCGCCGTCAAACTCAAAGAGCAGGGCAAAGTGAATCGGCTGCGCATCCGCGTCTTCAATCAGGAC